CACCTCGGCAGACGAGAACGCCGCCATGCTGATTGGCCAGCCTGCCTACGCGTACATCCAACAGGACCACATCGCACACATCCAAGATCACTTGCAGTTTGGCTTGAACCCATTCTTGGGCCAGTCTCCATTTGCCGACCCAAGCTACCTCAACCACCTGATCGAGCACATCAAGCAGCACATGACCTTGTGGTACTTGAACCGCTCGAATGGATATGTCACCAAGTCGCGCCATGGTAAGCCTGTGGATGACTACGATGATCCTAAGTTGACCTCGACCATCGACCAGTTGTACACGACGGTTGGTGCTCACGTGATGCTGGACACCAAAGAAGTGTTCCAGTCGTTTGTGCCGGCCTTCCAGCAGCTTATACAGCAGGCTCAGCAGCGTGCCCAAGCCGCCAAAGGTCAACTGCCGCCAGACGCTCAAGTGGTCAAGGACACCAGCATGGCCGAGACCCAACGAAAGGCCCAAGCAGATCAGCAGAAAGCGCAAGACGTGCAAGCAAAGATTGCAGCCGACGGCGCCAACAAAGACAAAGAGATTGCAGCCAAGATCGCCATTGAGAACGCCAAGATCACTGGTGAGACAATCAAAGAAAATTCGGCGCAACAAAACGCTTTGCAGATGCATGGCGTGGAGCAAGCCAACGATTTGCAGAAGCACGCAATGACGCAAGACACTGCCTTGCAGCAGGCAGCAATGCAACAACCCGCAGCACCTGCTGCACAACCTGAAGGAGTTCCAAATGTCAACCAGTGATCAAGAACAAAAGAGCGTGCTCGTGCCCCAACATAAACGCATGGCTATGGGTGCACCCATCAATGGCCAGAGCATGAAAGACAGCGGCAAGAAGCCTCAAGGCGGCCTGTCTCAAGCCAAGAAAAAATGATTGAAGCTCTGATCCACGTGATCAAGCTGCGCCAAGCAGAGATCGGCATGTCCCTTGCTCAGGGTAATGCCGTGACATGGGAGGCGTACCAACGCATGGTTGGTGAAGCACAAGGCATCCAATACGCACTTGATGCGGTTGATCGCCTGTTAGAACAAGAAGAAGGTAAAGATTAAAGCCCCACTCCGGGGCTGAGACCGCGCTGCAAAGTGCATAACATGCACCTGAAATATGGTGTTACAGGAGTGAGTATGAGTGATAAAGAGAAGATCCCAACGATTGACGGAGCTGAGCAAGCATCTGATCCTCAAGAGTTGGCATGGGCGTTTCCAAGCGTCAGTCCCGGCCAAACACCATTGGGTGGCCGAGTGATCGTGCAACTGCGTCGAATCAAAAAGACGTCAGGCCGCATCATCATTGTGGACGAGACCAAAGAAAACGAAAAATGGAACAACATGATCGGTCAAGTTGTCGCTTTGGGGCCATTGGCCTACAAAAACCGCGACACCATGGCGTCATGGCCTGAAGGTGCATGGGCACAAGTGGGTGACTTTGTTCGCGTCCCTCGTTGGGGCGGTGATCGCTGGGAGCGTAATGTCCCCGGAAGCGATAAAAACGAAGATCCTGTGCTGTTCATGACCATCAATGACCATGAAATCATCGCCAAGATCACGGATGACCCGTTGTCGTTCAAAGCCTATGTCTAAAAGGGACAAAAAATGAGTAAACCCGAACAAAATACAGACGATTTGAACGTCCAAGAGGGCCAAGACGGCTCTGCGGTGGTCGAATTGCCTGAGGGCATGGATTTAGAGCCCACCGACGGCGATGATGGCTCGCAAAACGAGCCCAAAGCCGATGCAAAACCAGAAAACGACGACGATGCGGACCATCCAGATGATGGTGAAGAGCTCCGCGCAGCCAAACGCAACCGTCGCCGGGCCAAAAAAGACCTGATTCGCAAGACCAACGAAGAAAAAGACATTCGCTTGCAGCAGTTGGCACGTGAGAACGAAGAGTTCAAACGCCGCCTGTCTGAAGTCGAGAACCGCACCCGTCAACACGACGTGGCACGCATCGACAAGAGCCTCGAAGACAGCCAAGTGCGCTACGAGTACGCCAAGATGAAGCTGGCCGAGGCCGTCAATGCTGGCGACGGCAACGCAGTGGTCGAAGCGCAAGAAATGTTCGAGCAATCTCGTCAAGAGATGAACCAGTTGCAGCATTACAAGCGTGAAGCAGCTCGCCAAGCGCAAGAACCGCAGCAACGCCAAGACGTGGTGGTCCCAGATGCAAGCATTCAACGCAATGCAGCCGACTGGATCAAACGCAACTCTTGGTACAACCCAGACGCCACCGACCGCGACAGTCGCATCGCCAAAAAGATGGACGAAGTGCTCGTGGAAGAAGGCTGGGACCCCAAAGATCCAGATTATTGGGATGAGCTCGATAGTCGCTTGCAAAAATCTCTGCCGCATCGCTACAATGTGGCAACGGACAACAATTCTGTTGTTAGGAAACCGAGGAACGTAGTGGGAAGTTCAGGACGTGAGGCTTCAGCGGCTTTTGGTGGGAACAATCGTTCCCAGTTCGTGCTTTCACCCGAAAGAGTGAAGGCAATGAAAGAAGTCGGTGCTTGGGATAACCCCCAGCGCAAGAAGGCAATGGTCGAGAACTTTATCAAATACGACCGCGAAAACGCTGGTCGCCGCAACTAATACTTGGAGAACTAATCATGGAATCACGTCTTAAAAAATCTTTGAATGCTGGTGGCCGCAATGATCGCGCAAGCGAGGACGCAAGTCGCCAAGCACCTGAAGAAAAGTTCATTTCTACGCAGGAACGTCGCAAGATGTGGAGCGAGGAGTGGACGCAATCAGCATTGCCAAAACTGCCCAACATGGATGGGTGGCACCTTTGCTGGCTCTCAACAACCAACAGCTACGATTCAATCGATAAGCGGATTCGCAACGGGTACGTTCCAGTTAAGTCTGAAGAGTTGCCCGGCTATGAAAATTATCGAGTGAAAGCCGGAGAGCATGTTGGGTATATCTCATGCAACGAGATGTTGCTGTTCAAACTGCCAATGGACATCTATCAGGACATCATGACGTATCACCATCATGATCAACCCAGAGAAGAAGCGGAGAAAGTCCGTGTTCAATTGGAAAGCCTGCAAGGCCAGCGTGACAGTAACGGTCGGAAACTTGTGGATGTTGAGGGCGAGGGTCTTGGCAATTTTGATCAACAACCAAGCAAAACGCCCGTATTTTCGGGCTAACCAAAGGAGTTTTACATGAGTGCAACCTCTGCTCCGTTCGGCTTGCGTCCTGCGTTCCACCCCTCCGGTCTGGATCGCGCTCAGGCGCTCGCTAACGGCATCACGTCGGGTTTGGCTGTCAACATCTTGAAGGGCCAGCCAGTCGTTTACACAACCGCCGCTACGGTCGGCTCCACGGGTGCCACCAACGGCACCATCATCCCCGCAGGTACCCCCGGTAACTCGGCAGCCACTTCTGGCTACCAAGTCGCTGGTGCATTTGCTGGCTGTGAGTGGACTGACACCACTGGTCGTCGTCGCATCTCCAACTACTGGCCCGCATCGACTGCGTACACCACTGGTTCTTGCGTGGCTTATTTCTACAACGATCAAAACATCGTTTATGAAATCCAGTCCGATGCAACCTTGGCTCAAACCGCAATCGGCAACGAGTACAACTTCAGCAACATCACCGCTGGTTCATCGACCACTGGTTTGTCGCAAGCTACTCTGGCTGCTGCCTCCGCTCAAACGAACGGCACGCAAGGCCAAATGCGCGTGGTTGACATTGCTCCATACGTGGACAATGCTTGGGGTGATGCTTACGTGATCGTTCGCGTGACCTTGCCATATGTTCAATTTGTTGCTGCTACTACAGCAGTTGTTTAAAGGAATCTGACAAATGGCAGCCCCAATGCGCAGTACGGACTTCCGTTCGATTGTTGAACCCATCTTGAATGAGTGTTTCGACGGAGTCTATGACCAACGTGCCGACGAGTGGAGCCGTGTGTTCCGCGAAGAAGACGGCATCCCACGCAACTACCACGAAGAGCCCGTGCTCTACGGCTTCGGTGCAGCTCCCCAGTTGCCCGACGGTACCCCAGTGACCTACCAACAAGGTGGTGTCCTGTTCCTCAAGCGCTACGTGTACAAGGTGTATGGCTTGGCCTTCGCTTTGACCAAAGTGTTGGTGGAAGACGGTGACCACATCCGTATCGGCCAAGTGTATGCACGCCATCTGGCACAGTCTCTGGTGGAAACCAAAGAACTGTTGTCGGCCAACGTGTTGAACACTGCTTTCAACAGCGCCTACCCCGGCGGCGACGGCGTGTCCTTGATCAACACCGCTCACCCAATCGTGAACGGCACCTTTAGCAACCAACTGGCCACTGCTTCTGTGTTGTCGCAAACTTCGCTTGAGCAAATGTTGATCCAGATCCGTCAAGCTGTTGACAACAACGGCAAGAAGATTCGTTTGGTGCCCCGCCAATTGGTTGTGGCCCCCGGCAACATCTTCCAAGCTGAAGTCTTGTTGAAGTCCGTGCTCCGCACTGGCAACGCCAACAACGACATCAACCCTGTGAAGTCTATCGGCCTGTTGGACGAAGGCGCAGCAGTGTTGAGCCGCTTGACCAACCCAGCCGCATGGTGGGTCCAGACCGACGCTCCCGAGGGCTTCAAGCTCTTGATGCGCCGTCGTCTGGAGAAGACCATGGAAGGCGACTTCGAAACTGACTCGATGCGCTACAAGGCCACCGAGCGTTACGACGTCGGCTTCACTGATCCACGTTGTGCCTACGGTACTGCTGGTTTCTAAACCAAACGGGGGTGCAGTTAAACCGCACCCCCTTTTTTAAACCCTGAGTGGTTCAAGCCACAAGGAGAAAAAAATGCCTCAATTTTCCGATGATCTGTTCTTAGGTCCAGCCCAAACTTACATGGGCACGGGCTTTAACCAGACCGAATCCGTTGTCACTGGTTCAGTCTCTTCCACCACTATGACCGTTACCGCCTTGCTTTCCGGCGAGCCTTTGGTACTTGGTCAATACGTTGGTGGCACTGGCATTACTGCTGGTTCTTACATTACCGCTTTCGGCACTGGCAGTGGCGGTATTGGTACATACACCTTGAGTGCGTCTTCCTCTGCGACTGGTTCCATTACCATCACCGCATCTGGAGACGGCACTCTGAATGATCCATCGCCCATGGACTTGGGTGTTGGTCCTTTGGGTCGTGTTTATGTTTGGGATTGCGTGCCACAAACACTGCAAACCGCAAACATTGCAGCTTCGCAAACCGCATCTGGCGCTGGCGCATTGACCTTGACTGCTGGCACTTCTGCCAAGTCTGTTGTTCGCACTGATGGCACCACCGTGATTCAGTTGAACACCCCACGTG